AAGTTCGGATAACTTTTTACATGTAGTAAGTTTATTGGAGAAATAATAGATGGCTGTCACAGTTACAAATATGAAGGTTTCGCACAAGGAAGCAGTCGTGAAAGTTGCTGGCACTGCTGCAACAGGTACGATCGATATTTCTACGCTGTTGTCAGACAATCAAGCACTTACGGTTGCAGGAACACCAAAGGTTTCAATCGTTGGTTATCACATTAACGCACTTAGCGGTGCTACAGTAACAGTTACTCGTAACTCAGTAAATGTTCTTACTATCGCTGGTCCAAATGTTGATACTGTTCAATTTAACAATATGGGTTTTGTCGATAGTATTGAAGAAGATGCTGATATTGAAGTCGCAATAGCTGGAGCAGAAGCACAAATTTATTTGATTCTTCGCAAGACAGATGGCTTCTCAACTACTCATGAGCCAGCATACTATGGTGCTTATGATGACATTACGGCAGTTGGGAGTTAACAATGAAGCTGATTAAAGAAGTATTCGAACAAAATAGAGTCATTGTCGAAGACAAAGACGGTAAAAAGAATTTATATCTTGAAGGTGTTTTCCTTCAAGCAGAAGTTAAAAATCGTAACGGTCGCATGTATCCTGAATCAGTTATGGATCGTGAAGTAACTCGTTACATGAAAGAATATGTCGAGAAAAATCGTGCATATGGTGAACTTGGTCATCCTGATACTCCAAGTATCAATCTTGATCGAGTCTCACATATTATCACTTCTCTTAAAAAAGAGGGAACCAACTATGTTGGTCGTGCGAAAATTCTAGAAACTCCAATGGGTAATATCGCCAAAGGTTTGCTTGATGGCGGTGCTCAACTTGGTGTCTCTAGCCGAGCGATGGGATCACTGAAAACTGGTAAAGACGGTGTTCAGGTCGTTCAAGATGACTTTATGTTATCTACTGCTGCAGATATCGTAGCAGATCCCTCTGCCCCTGATGCTTACGTATCTGGTATCATGGAAGGTAAAGAGTGGACGTTTGTTGATGGAAAGTTTGTGGAAAAAGATATTGAGGAAGCACAACGGTTTATTCGTAAAGCGTCCTTTAGACAACTAGAGGAAGCAAAGATACGTGCTTTCGAGGATTTTTTGAGTAAAATCCGTTAAATTATAAATAATATATACATAAGGAAACTTATCCAGTTTACAGGAGATAACCATGTCAATTGAACAAAAAATTGCTGAGTTGCTCGAAGAGTCAAAAAAGCAGGGTCTCTCTGAAGAGGCAGTTGCTGAAGAAACTACTGAAAAAGTAGTGGAAGACCAAGAAGCACTAGCGGAACAAAATAACGAAGAAACTTCTGAAGAGTCTACTGAAGAAGTCGTTGCTGAAGGTGAAATGCCACCAGCACTCAAAAAGGCACTCGATAAAAAGAAGGGTGACGATGATGAGGATGACGACGAAGATGAAGACGAAGATGAAGATGACGATAAAAAGGAAGACAAAATGAAAAAAGAAGAACTTTCTTTTGACGTTAAAGAAGATGTCGCTGCACTAACTGAAGGTGAAGAACTTTCAGAAGAGTTTAAGCAGAAGGCAGAAACAATTTTTGAAGCAGCAGTTGTAGCACGTGTAAAAGCTGAAACTGCACGCATCGAAGAAGAATTCGAAACTCGCTTGAATGAGCAGGTTGAGAAGAATGTTGAGGGTCTTGTTGAGCAAGTTGATGGATATCTCGGTTATGTTGCCGAGCAGTGGATTGAACAAAATGAATTAGCCCTTGAGCGTGGTATGAAGTCTGAAATTCTTGAAGGCTTCGTTGAAGGTCTGAAAGGTCTATTCGAGCAGCACTACATTGATGTTCCAGAAGAGCGTTTTGACGTTCTTGGTCAAATGGAAGAGAAAGTAGAAGAACTCGAAGACAAACTCAATGAGCAGGTTAAGAAGAACATTGAAGCACAGAAAGTTATCTCTGAGCATCAGCGTAAAGAAATTCTTGACAATGCTAAAGAAGGTTTGACCGATACAGAAGTTGAAAAACTTATGGGTCTAGCTGAAGAGTTGGCTTTTGATGACGCTGAGACTTTCGCTAAGAAGGTTCAGACTATTCGTGAATCTTATTTCACAAACAAGGCAAAATCTGATACTATTGTTGAATCAGTAATTACTGATGAACCAGTCGAAGAATTGACAGAAGAAGTTAAGAAACATGTCGATCCTAAGATGGCAGCATACATGTCAGCATTGTACAACAAGTAAAACTAAGGAAAATTAAAAATGTCAAACTATAATGATCTAGTTGCCAAATGGCAACCTATCCTTGAGCATGAGGGTGCACCTCAAATCAAGGACAACTACCGTAAGCAAGTGACTGCGGTTCTCTTGGAAAACCAAGAGCGTGAAATGCACAAGCAATCAGGTATCTTGAACGAAGCAGCACCTGCCAACTCTGGCGGTACTGGTATCGGTCTTGGTGGTGAAGCTGGTGCTAACACTGGTACAGTCGCTGGTTACGATCCAATCCTAATCTCTTTGGTTCGTCGTTCTATGCCTCAGCTTATCGCTTATGATATCGCTGGTGTACAGCCAATGACTCAACCTACTGGTCTTATCTTCGCAATGAAGAGCCGTTACAGCACCCAAGGTGGTACTGAAGCACTTTTCAACGAAGCTGATACTGATTTCTCTGGTGCTGGCACACACGCTGGTGACGGTTCTGTTGTTGCTTCTGCAACTACTGGTACTGGTCTAACGACTGCTGCTGGTGAGCGTCTTGGTCAGGGTGGAACTGGTGACGGTTCTTTCGGTGCTATGGCTTTCTCAATCGAGAAAACTTCAGTAACTGCTAAGACTCGTGCGTTGAAAGCAGAATACTCAATCGAACTAGCACAAGATATGAAGTCTGTTCATGGTCTTGACGCTGAAGGCGAATTGAGCAACATTCTTTCACACGAAATCCTTGCTGAAATCAACCGTGAAGTCGTTCGTACAGTTTACAAAACTGCTAAGCCTGGAGCACAGGCTGGTACAGCAACTGCTGGTACTTTCGATCTAGACGTTGACGCAAATGGTCGTTGGTCTGTTGAGAAATTCAAAGGTCTATTGTTCCAAATCGAGCGTGAAGCAAACGCTGTCGGTCACGAAACTCGTCGTGGTCGTGGTAACATCATCATCACTTCTGCAGACGTAGCTTCTGCTCTAGCGATGGCTGGTGTGCTTGACTATGCTCCTGCACTTAACACTGGTCTAAACGTTGATGACACATCAACTACTTTTGCTGGTGTTCTAAACGGTAAGTACAAAGTGTATGTTGATCCATACTCTGCAAACGTATCTGACAACCAGTTCTTCGTAGTTGGTTACAAAGGTACTTCTGCCTTTGACGCAGGTCTTTTCTACTGCCCATACGTGCCACTACAATTGGTACGTGCTGTAGATCCTAACAGCTTCCAGCCAAAAATCGGCTTTAAGACTCGTTACGGTCTAGTTGCTAACCCATTCGTTAACCTTGACGATGGTGCTTCTGGTGAAGACAACCTAACTGCAGACAAGAACTACTACTACCGTCGTGTAGCTGTAACAAACTTGATGTAAGTTTAGCTTATAAAATAAGAAACCTGTTAAGGGTTCTACTTGGGGGAGCAGCAATTGCTCCCCCTTTTTTTTATGCCTAAATAATACGTAGATGAAATTTAGGGAAATACATGACAACTATATCTTGCCCAATTCCAGCAGACATTAATCCATTATCGCCTAATGGATTTCGATTTGCTATTGACAAACTACCAGAAGTATCCTTCTTTTGCCAGTCGGTAAATCTTCCTGGAGTTTTGCTAGGTGCACCAGACTTTGGTAACCCATTGAACGTAACTCCTGTTCCTGGAGAATCATTGACGTATGATACACTGTCTGTTCAATTTTTGATCGCTGAAGATATGTCAAACTACAAAGCAATCTATAATTGGATTATCGGTCTTGCATTCCCACAAGAGCATGAGCAGTATCAACGATTGATTTCTGCAGGAACTGCTCCTGGATCTTTTATTGGTTCTGGTTCAGAACTACGACAGATGACATCTGATGCTACTTTAGAAATCCTAAATTCTAATAACAAACCATCAGTTACTGTTGCAATTTATGATATGTTCCCAACAAGTCTTGATTCACTAACATTCGAATCACGAAACTCAGATGTAACCTATCTAATAGGTAATATGTCACTAAGGTATGCATACTATAAATTTCTTGACTAATTTGTAATTCTGGGGTATAATACAAGATACCCTAACAAAAATGAGGTTATTATGACAATTGATGAAATACTCGACATGTGGGCAGTGGACGCAGATATTGATGACAACTATCTGGGCGAAACTACAACAGCCACCCCAAAACTCCACGCAAAATATCTAAAACTGTTGATGAACACCAAACTGAAGCACACAAAACTTCAGTCGGATCACAACATTCTCCGTAAACATAAATTTCGTTATTATCGAGGGGAACTCTCTCGTGATGAACTTTCCGATCTTGGTTGGGAACAATGGCAAGGTGTAAAACCATTGAAGAACGAAATGGATGAATTTCTACAGGGCGATGAAGACTTGAATAAAGTCAAAGTCCGAATCGAATATCTCGAAGCAATGATTTATCAGCTGGAGTCTATCATGGCACAAATTAAAGCACGTGACTGGCAGATCAAAACAGCTGTTGAATGGAAACGATTCTTAGCAGGAATGTAAAATTGATTAAAGTTGAAAAACTAGACGATGTATATGTTCGTGTGTTTGGTGATGCATCTATTGAGCAAGAGCTAACCGACTTCTTTACATACGAATATCCTGGAGCAAGGTTTACACCACAATACAGAGCAAGATTGTGGGATGGTAAAGTGCGCCTCTATGATCAACTTCGCAAAACTCTTTATGTTGGACTACTTCATTACGTCCAAGAATTTTGTAAAAGGAATGAATATGAACTGGAAATCGATGCAGAACTCAGGGTACAATGTGACCACGATGAAGATTACATTGAAGGGTTTGTCAGATCCCTTAATCCTTCATCCAGAGGACAACCAATTACCATTCGAGATTACCAACTTGATGCCATCTACACAGCCATCAGCCGTGAACGAACGTTACTCTTGTCACCTACAGCTTCTGGAAAGTCACTCATCATTTATGCAACTCTACGATACCACCTCGAATACGGTAGAAAAATAGTTCTAATTGTACCAACTACATCATTGGTTGAACAGATGTATGCTGACTTTGAAGACTATTCCTCGTCAAATGGTTGGGATGTTGAACAGCACTGCCAGAAACTATACAGCGGTTTCCCAAAAGACTTCACTCGAGATGTGTTAATTACTACATGGCAATCAATTTACAAACAACCAAAAAATTGGTTCCGACAGTTTGATGTTATCTTTGGCGATGAGGCACACCAATTCAAAGCAAAGTCATTGACTGATACATTGGGTAAAATGGACAATATTCGATACCGTATCGGCACGACAGGGACGCTAGATAATAAAAAGGTTCACCGTTTGGTATTGGAAGGTATCTTTGGACCAGTTTACAAAGTTACAACCACCAAACAATTAATGGACTCAGGTCGTCTCTCGGATCTTGACATCAAATGTATTATGTTGAAATATCCAGATGATGTCCGTGAAACAATGAAGCGTGCACAATATCAAGATGAAATGGACTTCATTGTGCGGAACGAAAAACGAAATAAGTTTATTCGTAACCTTGCTGTAAAGCAGAAAGGAAATACGCTAGTACTATTTCAATATGTCAAAAAACATGGCATACATTTATACGAAGAAATTGATAAAAAAGCCAAAGAGGTTGGGAAACAAGTTTTCTTTGTCGCTGGGGAAACGGTTGTATCGGAAAGGGAAAGAATTCGTGAAGTTGCTCGTGATGCAGAAGATTGTATAATCGTTGCGAGTTATGGAACATTCAGTACTGGTATTAACATCCCCTCAATCGAAAACATTATTTTTGCCTCACCATCAAAATCTAAAATTAGGAATCTGCAATCTATTGGACGTGGATTGAGGTTGAAAGAGGGTAAACAGTCTTGCGATCTTTATGATCTAGCAGACGATTTACATTGGAAGTCTTGGAAGAATCATACACTAAATCATGCAGCTGAAAGATATAAAACCTATGCAGAAGAAGACTTCAAAATTAAGATTGTGGAGGTAAATCTTGACTAAAGATATAAAACTAGATGGCTCAGAGATTTATGTAGTCGCAAGACTTATGAATGATATGGAAATTATGGCTATATTGAAAGGTGAGGATGCTAAGTTTGTAAAATTAGAGTATCCCATGGAAATTCGAATGATGCCAGAACTAGATGAAAACGGCAGACGTAAATTTACAAAGTTTGCTGCTATGCCTCTGACACAACTTTCGGACGATCCCCAATATATAATTGATAAAGGGCATATCCTCTTTATAAAAAAATTAAGCAAAGATATGATCCAGCACTATCGTGCTATTATTGTGAATCCTGAACATTCTGCTGATCTAGATTGGGATGAGTGGGATGGAATCGAAGAAGATCCTGTAGATGAAGCAATGGATAAACTGATGGAGACTAAGAAGACATATCACTAATAGTCTTATCATCAACCCTAACACCGTAGATTATGCCTCATGTCAAGCAAAAAGACAAGCAGTCAACGGTGGTTATTGCAAGTTTGTTGCAAGATCAACAACTTGTCTTTTATGATATTATGATGTATAATGTAAAAAATGAATTGGAGAAGTACCACTTATGGCACAATATGTAGACAACAAAGAATTCTTAAAGGCGTTGATAGAACGTCGTGATAAAGTTATCGAAGCAAAGAAACTTGGAAAACCCAAA